TGGAGGAACTGCTGGCCAGCACAGTCGGGCCAGAGGTCGGAGCCGGAGACGGCGGCACGTTTGTCATTCAACCCCCGTCGCCAGACGCGCTCCGACGCGCCCGCGCCACCCTGAAAGGAAAGAGCCAATGACTGAAAAACTGTTGCCCTGTCCGTTCTGTGGTTCGACCGATCTCGAAATCCTACCGGAAGACCCTAGCCGCTATGGAAACGATTGGGGAGCGGTTCAGTGTGTGAGCCTCGACTGCCCAACTTATGACGGCTTCAGAAGTCACGGCGTCCGCGTCGGTGACGGGCAGGACGTTTCCGACGAGCGCGGATCGGATGCCTACAAAAGCCAAGCCATCGCCGCATGGAACCGCCGCACCCCTGCTCCAGAGGGGGAGGCTTGTGGCGGATGCGGCGAAACTGACCCGACAAAACGCTGCATCGGGTGTCTGCATAACTTCCATTCCCAACCCCTCTACGCACCCCCTGTCGTTCCGGTAGGGGTGAGCGAGGACGATCTGCTGCACAAGACGATCTTGCGTTTGAAGGACCACATTAAGGCCGTTCAAGTTGGCAAGGCGGCGTCTAAGGGGGGCGAGCGCACCGAAACGAACCCCATCCTTGACTGCATCAACGCCCTGCCAGAAATAGTCCGCCATCTGGACGCTGCCGAGTTTGAGATCGAAAGCGCCTTTGAGCGGTATGAGAACGCATCCCCTGTCGTTCCGGTATCGAGAGAGGAGCTTGCGCGGATGATTTTGGACTTTCCGTTCAACATCAATCGCCGCGAAGATGTCCTTGAATTGGCCGACGCCATCCTCGCAGCCCTTGGCACGACATCCACCGATACAGGGAGGGAAGGGTGATCACTGGACGATACTTTATCAGCACCGGGTTTCTCCGACATCGCAACGGTGGCTTCTGGCACCTGCTTGTTGCCGCTCACGGGCGCTGGCGCTTTGCATTCGTTCGCCCTCACAGCAAGCCGCACTATCGCCGCCTATACATCGGGCCGGTCGAGATTGAATGGAGCGGCGCATGACCGCGAGCGTCTATGACCGGGCGTGGTCCCGGTATCTCTCCGGAGAAACTTTCGTTGCCGCCTTCCGTTCCGAGTGGAGAAAACGCCAATGACCACCACTGACATAGCCACCGATACAGGGAGGGAAGGTTGATGCGCGCGCTAGTCTCCATCGTAGTGTTTCTGGCCGGGCTGGCTTTTGCCCTGTTCGTCAGCATCCCGGTCGTTTGGCTGTTCGTGAAAGCAATAGCGGAGTTTTGGTCATGACCACCCCTGACATAGCCGCCCAGTGCGAGAGGCTGAGGCCCCGACCGTTCTCGGTGCCGGAGAACGGTTTCGAGCCTGTCGTCGTTGAGCCTTCTGCAATCCGCATCGAAGCAGCCGACACCATTGAACGCCAAGCCGCTGAGATAGAGAGGCTGCGGGGAGCACTGACAATGGCAAAGGGGCCTCTCGGCTCAACCGGGCCGACGCCAGTTTATGAAGCCGTCCTCGCCGCCCTTACAGGAGAAGACGCATGACTGACGGATTGGTCTTGGTGCCGAGAGAGCCGACAGAGGCGATGCTTCAGGGCGGCTGCGACAAACACACGCCCGGCCAGCATATGTCTGAGCGACCGGGCGGCGACCGAGAGTGCCCGGCGTTTGCAAGGCGGCGGCGCATCTATGCCGATATGCTGGCAACGGCTCCCGCACCCCCTGTTGACGGCTGGCAAGCTATAGAGACGATCTCGGACGCGAACGTCATCGTGCCGCGTCAGTGGCTGCAAGGCGTCTGGAACATGGCGAACGACGCGCTGAAGCGTCTCCCCGCCGATCCGCAAGGCGCACTGGTCAGTCTGACCGGCGCTCTGATGGCGCTTCACGCGGTCATGCCCCAACCCCCCAATAACGAGAGGACGGGATGATGACGACGCTGGAGAAGTTGGCGCTTCGCATTGCTGCGGAATGGCAAGACGCGCCGATTGATATGGCCACGTTCTCTTGGGCCGATGTAAACGGCTGGACGAAAGATATGGCGTTCGACTGCGCCCGCGCCGCGCTTGAGGCGATCCGGGAGCCCGGCGAGTGCATTTTGCAAAACTTCCGTCACGATCCCGATTGGTCGCCTTCAATGTGGTCCGAGGGCATCGACGCCATCCTGAACGAGAGGACTGGATGATGGTTCACTCCGCGCAAGGGCGCTCCGTCCCCACCGAGGGCCAGTCAATCAGCAACGCTCGCCTTGCAGCAGAGCTTCAAGCCATCACCCTGGCTCTCCGCATTGGAGGTCTGGACGGGCTGCGGTCTGGACAGGTGAAGATCGGGGGGAAGCCGTGACCGCTGCGAATGACAACCCATACGCCTACACGCCCGAGACAATGTCCGACACCGAGGCCGCAGCCCGGCTGGGCTATCACATTCGCCCGATCCGCAAGGCGCTGGACAGGCACGGCCTGTGCCTCAAGGTTGGCCGCCAGCGTCGCCTTACGCTCACGCAATACGAGGCCCTGAAGGAGGTCCTTACAGTCCGATGCCGCTCAAGCTCTACCCAAGGCCGAACGGTATCTTCCACATCCGGGGGACCGTGCAGGGCCGCCGCGTTGACGAGAGTTCGCGAACGCGTGTCCGCTCAGAAGCCGAGCAAATCAAGGCGCACCTTGAGGCCGACCTTTTCAAGCGAGCCGTCTATGGTGACCGCGCCGTAGCGACCTTTGCGGAGGCCGCTGACCTCTACACCCTTGCCGGGCGCTCTGGCGAACACCTGTTGCCCCTGATCGACCGGATAGGGCTAACCCCGCTCAAGCGCATCGACCAGGAGTTTGTTGACCGGCTGGCGCTGGAAATGAAACCGAACGCCAAGCCTGCAACTCGAATCCGCCAGATCTACACCCCGATCAGCGCCGTGATGAATTTCGCCGCTCCCAAGCTGTGCGACCCGGTCAAGCTCATCAAACCCAAAGGGGCCGGCAAGCGGGTGGACTTCCTGACGCCGGGCGAGGTCGAGACGCTGCTAGGCTTCCTGCCTCCCCGCCTGTCCCGGCTGGTCACCTTCTATGTGGCGACCGGATGCCGGGCCACCGAGGCTCTGAACCTCGAATGGCGGGACGTTTCACCCAAGAGCGAGCGCGTGGTCTTGTGGGAGACAAAGATGGGCTATGCGAGGGGGATTGACCTACAGCACCGCGCTAGGCGCGAGTTGCCGGCCCGACCGGACCAGAACGGTTTTGTCTGGCTGAACGGCGACGGGGAGCCTTGGCACGGCTACGACGCCATCAACCTGATGCTGCGCCGGTATTGCGTGAACAACGGCTTCCGCCACGTCCACTGTCACCTCCTGCGACACACCTGGGCGACGTGGGCCTACGCAGTCACGCGGGACCTAACGTTCCTGATGGGGCAGGGTGGCTGGCGCTCGCCAACGATGGTTCTGCGCTACGCCCATGCCGCAAGCGACGATCTGGCAAAGCAGGTGAAGGACCACGGGTGGGAGATTCGTGGCGGCAAGAAACTGCCAAACAAGGCGCTGGCGAGAACGATTGCGGAACACCCGTCCCAAGTATCTCCCAACCCGGTCGAAGAGTTCACGACTCGTTCCGACAAACCCCGACAATCGCGAGCCTGATACGCAAACGGGGCTTGGCCGTTGAAACCAAGCCCCGCAAGGGTTTTCAGGTGGTGCCGCCGGGGGGAATCGAACCCACGACCTCAGCCTTACCAAGGATGCGCTAGATTCCGAAAAGGGTAACTAGTAGCGTCGTTTACGGCGAAACTGAACGCCCCATCCCTTGTTTCTCCCAAATCGCGGGCTAGACTCTCGATATGTGGAAGGCCTCTGATCCGCGCGCCGATGTGCGCCACGTCTATTTTATCGAGGCCGAGGGCCTTGAGCTGATCAAGATCGGTATTGCCAACTGCGTCCGGTCCCGCATGGCCACACTGGTCAAGATGAGTCCCGCGCCGCTTCGCCTCCTGTGCAAGACACCGACCGACAAAGTGGGGACGCTCGAAAAGGAGCTTCACGCTCGGTTTGCCGAGCATCGCGCTCACGGCGAATGGTTCCGCGCTGCCCCTGCTGTCACGGAATATGTCGAGGCGCTGCGGGCGGACGGCGCGGCCCGCTAACCCCCAGAACGACAAAAAGCCCGCCGCCTCCGGTGAAGGAGACGACGGGCCACAAGTCCCTCACGGGGAACGGGGTAGGTTAGCCGAGTTCGGGATCGTCGTCGTCGAGTGTCCCAGGGTCGGGCCGCTGATCGGTAGCCGAGCGCGGGAACGGCCTGCCGGTCAGGGTGGCCCATCGCGCTCGCTTGGCCGAGGCCTTGCGGTTCAGGCCCTTGTTGGCCTCCATGAACAGGAGGTGGGCGAAGGGGGCGAGGGTCATGCTGCGAACGCCCGGCGCTCTTGCGGGACGAACGAGACGCCCTCCGCATCGTGGCCGCGCCGGATCGCGTCATAGACCATCTGGATCGGGACCGTCCGCCTTCCGATGTCGCCGTAGGTCCGGCTGCGGAACACAAGGCTCATGCTCTGCCGGGCGCGATAGCCGCTCTCCTTGTGCCACTTGTCGCCTCGAGCGAGGGTGTTCCATGACTCGATGATGATGCCGTCCCGCTCCTTGGCGACGGTCTTGTGGTGGATGTGGCCGATGTCGATGTAGTGGAAGGTGGTCTCGGCGAAGTCCTGCTTGAAGTCGGACATCATCACGCCCGCCAGCCGCTCAATCGGGCAGCGGTCGCTGTGGTGGGTCATCACCAGCGTCTTGCCCATCCGGTAGCCGATGAAGACGCTCTCGTTGTCGATGACGTGGACTCGCCCGCTCTCGGCATAGGCCACCGTCAGCAGTTCGTTCATGTAGAGATCGCCGAACCGGCTGTGATTGCCCTGGTTGATGATGACATCGACGTTCCGGGCCTTCGTCAGCGCGAGATCGATCACGAACCGCATGACCTTGCTGGACGTGCGGATCATCAGCCGGGGCCGCTGGGCGTCCAACGGAACGCGGGACCGGGCCGTCAGCTTCTCGGTGTTCTCGATGTGGTCGCGGTCGCCGAGGTCGTTGACCACGATGCGCTCGCAAGGCTCGATCTGGTCGATGAGGAGCCTGAACGCCGCGCACATTTCGCGCTCGGCAATATCGACGTTGAAGTCTGCGCCGGCCTCCGCCTCATGAGCCAGCATCCCGATATGAGCGTCACCGATCTGAATCCACGGCACCACGTCGTAAGACGGGTCCGGGCAGGAGAAGGCCGGGACGACAATCGGCGTCTCCATGAAGGCGGCGACACCTTCGCGGATCAGGTCTTGCGCCTCGGCATCCGGCGACTGCCTCTCCCAGACCCGCTCGACCCCACTGGGGCCGCGCTGGATCGTGACCTTGCCCATCCGGTAGCCGGGGGCCACGCCATCGTTGAAATGACCGGGAGCGATGCCGTGACGGGCGGCGGCTCTCTTGTAGGTGTCCAGCGCCTCCCAGACCGCATTGGGGGCCACACCGAGCGCCCTTGCGGCGGCGCGTTGGGTGCCGTGTTCCTTGACGGCCTCCAAGTATCGGATCTGGGTCTCGGTCACCCAGCGGGGATACTTGTCTTCTTCGGTCGGGACGAAGGACAGGACCATCAATCACCAAACACTCTGCGCCACCAAGGGCTTGAAGGGGGTGTCAGCGCCCGTTGTTGGGCGGCGAAAGCCTCAACCGCCAAGGCGCGTTTGCCTTCGCAAAGGGCGAGGTCTGTCGCGCGGGCGGCATGGGCCCGGTCGAGGTCGGAGAGGGTCGCGTCAGCCGGTAGCGTCGTCAGTCGGCACGGCTCCGACGCCACCGAGGGGAGCGTCAAGCGTGGCACAGGTGAAGGACGCGCCGTCGCACACCCGCTCGTCATTGCGAAGGTGGCGAGCAAGGCGCTCATCAGGCAGGGGCGTTTCCGCATCAGGTGCGCTCCGGGCTTCACGGTCGGCTTGGGATTGAACCTCGCGGATGACCGTTTCGCGGGTGTGGAAGGTCTCGGTGGCTGTGGCGATTTCGGCCTGCCCGGTGGCCTCGCGTTCCAGGGTGGAGTTCTCAGCCCTGAGCGCGACCGCTTCCGCCTTGAGCCGACCGGCGCGGACGGTCTGGAATCCGGCCCACGCAATGACGACGGCGAGGGCGATCAGGAGGCCACGGACGATCACGGATAACGCTTCCGGTCGAGTTCGACGTGCGGCCCGTCCCTGAGGCTGACCCAATCGCCGCCCCAGATGATCGGCACCTTGAGTTCCTTCGCCGCCCGCTTGAACGCCACCGCGACCTGACCATAGAGCGGCCAGTCCCACCGCACCTTGCCGCCCACCAGGACCGCAAAGTCTATCGCGTGGCCGGTGATATGGCGCGAGTTCATCGTCTGCGATGCGCCGGCTGCCTTGAGTTCACGCTGGCGAGCGACCGTCCGCAGGCCCTCGGTGATGGTGAAGTCGTGCGGGCTGTAGGTCAGGGCAAGTTCAACGACGCGCACCAGATCCGGGTGGACGCCCTTGAGTCGGGACAGGGAGCGAGAGCCGAGAACGAAGGTCATTGTTTCTTCCAGCTTGCGACGATGCGGGCGAGGTCGGACGCCGAGGCTCCCGCCATGTAGAGGAGGGCGAAGAAGGCTTGCGAGCCGATCAGGGCCAGCGCCACGTCACGCAGCGGCGCGCTCTCGGTCATCCGCCAGACGACGAAGGCCAGCAGGCCCGCCGTGACGATCAGGTAGCCGATGGTCACCCAGCGCCGCCAACGGTGCGACGGCTCGGGAACGGGGTTGTCGGGGTCGGTCATTGTCCCTCCCGCTTTTCGATGCGGTCGAGTTGTTCCTTCATCGCTTGGGTGCGTTCATCGAGCCGGGCCAGCGTTCCGTCAGCGAGAGGGCCGACAATGCGTTCAAGGCTGGCCACCCGCTGATTGATGCCGCCGCCCCAAAAGATAAGCGTGGCCGCTTGGACGACTAAAGCAACAATCACCCCGATCATCGACCAGTTGAGTTTGCGGGCGTCGGAATGAAGGGTCATTACGGCGGTCTCTTGCTCTTGGATGTTAGGTTCTCAGGAAGGGCCGTCGAGCGACCCGGTTAGGCTTCGGGATCGTCGCCAAACACGGCGTAGATGCTGAAATCGGTTCGCAGAACGCCCGTCACCAGTTCGCCCGCCGAGGACGTGTCAGCGAAGATGTGGTCGTATGCCTTCGACCCCCAGTCGTTCATGATGACGAACCAGGGGCCGCGACGCGCCACGCGGTTGGCGTCGATCTTGGAACCCAGCCAGTGCGTGTAGCCCGGCCCCGCGTTGTTCACGAGGCGAGTGCGGACCAGCGGGCGGCGGTGATGCCAAGCCTCGACGGCGTTCCAGTTTTGCTCTGCGCCGCCGGCAAGGTTGGTGTTTAGCGAGACCGACGAACTGTCGCGCAGATCGACCGTGATGATCGGGCCGTATTCGGTGACCGCCCCGGTCGAAGGCGTGACCTTCAGGCCGCGCATCCGGGTCGCGTTCCGAACAGGCAACATACAGGCGTATGAGCCATTGCGGACGACGATGTTGGAGGTCACGCCCGCGTCGGTCTCATCCATCGTCATCTGGACGTTGACGCTGTAAGGCGAGGTCGAGGCGAAGGTGTGGACGTAGGTGGTCTTGAAGGCGTTGGTGGCCGTGCCGCCCGGCGTCTGCATATAGCCGGTCCAACTCGATACCAGCTTGTCGCCCTCGAAGCGGTAGTTCACCGGGGCCGCTGCAAGGTTGGAGCTGGCGCTATCAACGTTCCCGGTTGAGGCGTCGTTCTTGGTCAGGACCAGCGACCATGCGCCAGCGTCGGCGGTTTCGTGGCCGTGGCCGCGTCCTGCAAGCTCAGGTGCCGCACCGCCCTGGATGCCGCAGTTCAGCACGGTCTCGACGGTCGAGGGCGAGTGTCCGGTGTTGTAGGGATTGCCGCCATCCAGACCCGTAACCGTGTGGTTCCACAGGCTATAAGGGGCATCGTAGCGGCGCGGCGTGTGGCTGTTGAGCGTGGGAAGGCTCTCAATGCCAGTCGCCTCGCCCGCATCGAACAGGACGAACCTGTCAACGTCTCCGTGATAGTGCGTCTCGTCGCCGCTGTAGTGGTCCGCGTGGGGATACACGTCGCAGAAGATCGTATTGGCCTCGACTTTGATCCCCCGGAACGGGCGGATTGGCGAGGGGGATTGAGGCGTCTCGCTCAGGCATCCGACCACCTTGGACTGAACCGCCGTGATCTTGTCAGGGGCCTCAATGAAGCGCCAAGCATTGACCGCGCCAGGGAAGCCGGACCCGCTGCTAGGGTTCCGCACGGCAGTCAGTTGGCTGTATTGAGGAATATCTCCCACGGAAACCTGAGACGTGCCATCTGCCGCTCGGACGTTCACAAGCCCAGAAAACGACGCGCCGGTATATTGGCAAATCTCGACGTTGTATGAGCCAGCGATGTTCTCAAAGGGCGCCTCCCACCCGAATCTGTATTGGGTGGCGGTGCCGGTCAGCGTGATGTCCGAGCGCCGGGGTCGCAGAATGTAGTTGTTGGCCGTGCCCGGCGTCAGAGCCGTGGTCAGGGCGGCGGACGCGCCAGACAGGCCAGCCGATGCGGTGAAGACCAGCGTGGGGGCAGTCGGAGACGAGCCGACATAGCGCCCGGCGGTCGCCAAGGTGATGGCCGTGACCGCGCCACCCGAGACCGTGAACGTGCCGGTCGGGTTGATGATGAAGTTGCCACCGGAGAAGGCCAGCGCGAACGTGCCATTGGTTCCGCCCGAACCGCCCGTGATCGTGCCCACGCCCGTCGCGGTGTAGGGGATCAGATACTCCAGCCACACATCGGTGAACGTCGTCAGTTGCGACTTGGGCAGGGTCACGCCGGTCGAGATCGTCGCCGTGCCCGACACATTGCGGAAATGCTGGATCTTCGTCGTGTCGGAGGCGTGGTCGGTCCAGTAGCCGTTGCCCGACGTGATGACGAAATCAGGGACCAGGGTGATCGCAGCGCCGGTCAGGCCCGCCGAGTTGGTGAAGGTCGCGGTCGGAGCGGTCGGGGATGCGCCGATATACAGGCCCGGCCCGGTGATCGACACGGCAGTCAGCGCGCCACCGGACACGGTGAAGGTGCCGGTCGGGTTGACCGAGAAGTTGCCGCCTGAATACGTCAGGGCGAAGGTGCCGTTGGTGCCCCCGGAACCAGCAGTCAGGCCGGACGTGGACATGATGCCGCGAGGGACGTTGGCGGTCGCCGCTGCGTAGTAGTCCGAGGCAAGGGCTGACAGGCTGGCGGCGGTGGCCGAGGCCTCTGCGCTTACGGCAGACGCGGCGGCGGCGGTTTGGCTGGCAGCGGCAGCAGCCTGTGCCGCCTCCGCGTTGGTTTCCGCCGTCTCCGCGTTCGTCTCGGCGGTTTCCGCGTTGGCTTCCGCCGTCTGGGCGGCTGCGAGATTGGCCGCGAGGGTCACCAGTCCAGCGGCGACCGAGGCCGACATGGATTGGTCCCCGAACGAGTATGTCGAGACGCTGACCGGGACCGATTGCCCGCCGATGCTGACAGTTACAACGCTCACCACGCCACCCCGCGCTCAGCAACAAAGGCACCGGACAGAAACCGGGTCGTCAGGCTTGCCGTGTCGGTGTTGACCCACTCGAACACGCCCACCCAGGGATCATCGCTGTCGGTCGCATCCTCCGGGAGCGTGGCCAGATCGGCCTTCTTGAGCCGGATGAGGATGTTGCTTCCCGAATAGACCAGCACTGAGCCGTTGGCCGTGGCCGAGGTCGTGACGGTCAAGAGGGCCGTTGCCGAGTCCTCGGAAGATCGGATTTTGAACGTGCCGGAATAGCCGTCGAAGTCGTAGGAAGTCGGGAACGGGAACGTGGCCTCAAGGTCCGCAGACTTTGAAACCCGCAGGCCGTAGTCATCCGAGAAGCCGAGTTCGGAACAGGTCATGAGCGCCCATGCGAAAAAGGCGATCCAGAAGGACCGCCGTTGTGGTAGGGTGGGGAAATGTGGAGAGCCGCCGTTATCGTAATCGGGGTTATCGCCCTGCCCTTTATGGAGCAGTGGGGGACAGCAGCCCTGATGCTCTTGGCTCTTGCCCTTGTGATGGACCTTCAAAAGCGGCTTGAAGATGCCGAGCGGCGGCTTCGTAATATGACGCCAGAGCCGGGTTCTGAGAGGCATACCGCTGAAGCTCGCCAAGCGCGGACTCTGCCGAGCGCCGGTCCGTGGAGCGGTAAATAGCGTTCAGGGCGATCTGCGCGGGCTTGGAGTAGGCCCCGATGGTCGCGGCGATGGCCGGGATTGCCACAACCGGGTTCACGAACGCCGCGCCACCAGCCAGCAGGCCAGTGATTGCGCCCCGCGTGGCCGTCCCGCTGTCCCCGACCTTGCTCGGCAGCACCGAGCGGCCAGCAACCGCCAGGTCTTGCATCAGCGCGCCTTGGTTGGCGCGAGCGGTTCGGCCTGATCCTGCGGCCACGGCCATGCCGAGTTGCGTAGGCGAGAACACGCCCTCCGTGGCCTGAGAGGCGGTCGATCCGGCAGCGCGCTCGATGCGGACGAGGTTGGCGTAACCCTCATTGATCTGGCGAAGGCGGGCGGCTTGCTGCGGGTTCTGCCGGGCAATCATCTCGCGCAGCGCGCCTTGAATGCCGGTCACGGCCTCGCCGAACGACACAGCCGAGGGGTCGGCGGCAGTGCGGTATTGCCGCGCCAGCGCGCTAAGCTCGCTTTCGATGCGCTTGAACTGCGCGCCGGAGATGGTGGCGTCGGCCTGATCGACATTGCGGAACACGCGGTTTTCGAGGACGCGCCGCAGTTGGTCGAGGCGGTCAACCGGCATCTCGGCAGCCGCGTCCGACAAAACGGCGGCGATGTCGTCATACAGCGGGCGGTCAAGCTGCGCGGAGATGTCCGGCAGCAAATCCTCATACGCGCGTCCGAGGCGGTTCTGCACCTCCTCGACGGCCTCGTAGCCCGGCTTGATGCCGCGCGGGAGGGTTTCGCCAATGGGCGCGAGGGCACGGTTCAGCGCGGCCTCGTTGAAGGTTTCGATCCCTTGGTTCCGCGCACCCTGGACGACTGCGCCGGCCACCGGAATGCCGGTCAGACCGTCCTCCAGCCCGCGCAACATCGGCCCGATGATCGGGGTCGGCTCCAGCATCTGACCGGGGGTGAGCTGCACACCCTCTCTGGACAGCAGGCGTTGCGCCGATGGGCTGGTCGCACGTCGGGCCGCGCCACGGAAAGCCGCTTGCCCGCCTGCATCCAGAAGACCGCCCGTGGCCGCGCCAACGCCAGCACCCAGCAATCCGCCTTCAAGACGATCCGCAAGGCTACCGTCCGAGTTGGAGAAACCGAACAGTGCGCCAGCGCCACCCCCAACCGTGGCAGCCCGAGCCGTTTGGGCCAGACCTGTGCCACCGGCTCGAATGAAGCCGCCAGCCTGACCGACGCCGGGCGCGACCATCATCCCGGCAGCACCCAACACGCCGCCAAAGTTACGAGCGCCGCGCTGTTGGTCGTTCAGCGCCTCGACCGTGTTGCGGTATTGGTCGCGCGACTCCGAGAAGGAGCGGCGGTTAACCAGCGCATCAAGGCCGGTCACAGCCTCATCAAGCAGCGGCACTTGCTCGGCAGCGCCAGAAGCCACGCCGCCGATCACATCGGCCACGCCGGGGATGACACCCCGAACACCGCCATACATTTCCTCGCGGTCGCCCGGCAGCATTCGCCGCTGCGGCCCCCCAGCGTCACCCGCCAGCGTCACGATCTGCCGGAACGTCTCGCCCTCGTTTTGGGGCATGAGAACGCGAGCGCCGCGCTTGAGACCTTCACGCTCTTGATCGGTCAGCGTGTTCCAATCGACCACGCCTTCCGGCAGCACGAAGCCGGACTGAGCCGCAGCATCGGGCAAGGCCGGTTGAGCCGGTGCCATGCCAGGATCGCCCGCATTCGGGTCCATGCCGAATTCAGCAAGGTTCGCAGCGATCTGTTCGTCGGTGTAGCCCTGAGCGCGTTGAGCCGCGTAGATTTCGGCAATGGTCGGTTCCACACTTGCAGGCGCAGCAGGAGCCGGGGCCATGCCGGGCGCAGCCGGGCGAGCCGGTGCGGACTGGCGAGGGGGTGTCGCGCTCAAGCCGGGAGGCAGCGGGGGAACACCACCCTGCTGCGGCGGGGGCGTGAAGCTCAGGCCGGGAGGCAGCGGGGGAAGCTCTTGCATCATTCAGCGACCCACTGACCGTTACGGACCACATAGCGACGGCCCTGATTGTCATAGGCGACACGCGGCGGGGCAGCCGGTGCCGGCTGATTGCCGCCAGCCCGCGATTGCGAGCCGCCGCGCTGCCGCTCACCGAAACCCATGAAGTCGCGCCACGACTGGATCAACCGAGCCGGGCGGCGGGAGGTTTGACCGTTCGCGCCCGCAGCAAACAGAGGGTTGGCGTTGACGTAGGCCTGCCAGTCCTCGTTGGCACCGATCAGGTTGCCGTTGAGGTTGGCGTATTCGTCGAGGAACGAGGCGTAATCGGCGTCCCGCTCCGCGCTGGCAATCACCACGTCCGCAAGGGCTTGGTTGGTGGGGCCGGGCTTGTCGATGTCCAGCACGGCGCGGCCATACAGGATAGCGTCACCATCCGACATCGGGCCGGAACCGGGGGTTCGCTCACCCGGCACCAGTCGGGCCGAGATCGCCCGCATCTCCGCATAGGCCGGATTGAGCGCAGCCGCAGGCCCCAGCATGGCAGCGCCCAAGCCGGTCGCGTTGGCGCGGTTGAGTTCAATGAACCTTTGCGCGTCCGCAGCGCGAGTCCGTGACAGCGCAGCCGCTTGGCTGGCCGACGACAGAGCGCCGCGCGTGGTGGCGTCGAAGTTGCCGGGACCGTTGCGACCGTTGCCGGGAGGGGCATCGGGGTTGCCCTGCATCGGAGCGCCAAACTCGCCGGTCGTGGAATCGAACGGCGCCACGAAACCGCCTTGCGGCACATTGACCGGCGTAAGCGGGACCATGCCCTCGGCCACCGTGTTACCGGACGGCAGATTGACGATGCGCGAGCCGGACGCGAGCGTGGGGTTCTCCGCGTTGAAGCGGGCCGTGCGGTCAGCAAACGACGGCTCGACGGTCAGCATTTCGCGCGGATCGACACCAGGGCCACCCATGCCGACAACGCGGTCGCCAACGACGACCTTGCGCTCGTTCATGATCGGAGCGCCGTTGACCTGACCGGGCGTCACAATGGCCGTGCCTTCAGCCGCAGCCATCGGCGCGAGACGACGTGCGAGGTTTTCCCCGACAGCGCCCGGATTGGTCTGCATCGCCAGCCACGCGGTGTCGCCGCCGAACTGCTGGGCAATGTCGAGCCTGCGTTGCGCCATCATGCGCTCCTGCGGCGCATCAGCCTCCGCTTGCAGCCGGGCGCGTTCGCGGTCGAGAGCGCCCGACACCGTGCCGTCGCCCTCGCTCGAAAAGATGCCGTCCAGAACGCGCCAAGGCGAGACACGCGCTCGCTGTGCCGGTGCGGGATCCGGGGCAGGGGCCATGCGAGGCCCGCCCGACTGGATCAGTTGCATCACATCCGGCGAGAGGAGGCTGTAACGCTGCGCTTGTTGGGGGCGATCAATGAGACCCATCAGTTACTTCCCGTAGCTGCCGGTGAGGCCAAGGCTGGTCCCCGTGCCCTTGCTGACCGACGTGCCCTGCATGGTCTGGGTGACCTCGTTGGCGAAGCCGCCGCGAAGCTGGTTCAGCAGTTGTTGCAGGGCGAGCTGGAACTGGTTCTGGTTCTGGTTCTCGCCCATCGCCACGCCACGCGCGTCGGTGTAAGCCTTGTCGTTGAGGCCGGCGATCAGCGAGGCCCGGTCGCGCGACTGGCTGCCTGCCAGTTCCGCCTCGTAGATCCCACGCCGGTTGTCACCGAAGGCCCCAGCCTTGGCGAAATCCGATTGCTGCTGGGCACGGGCGACCGCATCACGCTGATCGGCTTGGCCAATCGAGGCGTTGATCACATCCTCGGTGTAGGGCGACTGATATTGGCCAATCGAAGCCGGGTCGAACCGCCCGTAGCTCATGCCCTGCACGTCCGAGATGCCATCGTTCAGCATCCCCGCCGCACGGTCAGACAGAGTGTTCGTCTGGACTTGGTTGGTGGTCGAGGACTGGCGCTTCTTGTCCTTTTGCCCGCTGCCGCCAATGCTCGCCATTCAAAGCTCCTTCCAGATCACCGGGTCAGCCGGTTGGTATCCGTGTTTTCGTGCGTATCGCAGCCAGCCCTTGCGGCCCGTCGCGCCTGTCATGTCGCAGCCGTTCAGCCGTCCGAACGCCTCGACGGTCGGCCCCAGGTCACTCATCGCCTTGAGCGAACCGCCCGCCGCGAAGATGTGCATCACCTTGTGGCGCGGGCTTTCGATGAACTCCCCGACCATGCACCCCTCGGGATGCACGAACAGGTGAAACGTCCCCGTCAGGATGCCCTGCCAGATTTCGTCAGCCGTCCAGCCCGACCCCTCAAGGGCCGAGGTGATCCAGCCCCTAACTTGCGAGTCCAAGGACCGTCGCCAGATCAGCGTGCTTGTATGACCGATCCGGGAAGAGGATCAGGTGCGTCCCGTCCGTGGCCACAGAAACGACCGTAGGGGCCTCCGGGTCGCCATGCGTGACGGTTGCCCGGTTTCCCTCGACTTGCGCCTCCACGCCCTCGGGAAGCGCATCCAGAGCGATCCTCACAGCGCCACCGCCGACAATGCGCCCGCGTTGCTGACCTGAATGTCCCACCGCGAGCCATTCGGGGACGACAGGATCAGCCGTTCCGACCCGGCGACCTCGACATCCTGCCCGGCCTTGCGGCTCTTGGCGTCCATCTTGTCGAGTTCGGTGCGGAGGCGGTCCTGGTCCTCGCGGGAATAGGCGTTCGGTGCGCGGGGAAGGCTCATCGACCGGCCCCCGGCTTCACGTCAAACCGCACCTTGCCCATGCGAAAATCCACGTCCGCATCTCCGGTGTAGGTCACCGCCACGCGCCGGGCCGAGAACCGCAGATCGGTCTTCGCCGTGGCCGTCACCGCCGCAACCGAGCTTGCCGAGTCCATCGGGTAGTCGGCCACCGAGAAGGAGACAGCGAGCGACCCCAGCGTGGCCTCGTCGGGGATGTAGGCATGGACTTCCATCGTCCGATCCCCGCCCGCAATCTCCACCGGACCCGAGGTCAGGTAGGGTTGCCGGCCATCCTTCACGTTCCCGGTTTCGTGCGAGTAGATGTAGCCGTCGTTCCCGACCAGTTGGGGGTATTGCAGGGGCGCGCGGTCAACGCCGCAAAGCCTCGACAGCGCCCCGATATTCCAATGCCCCTCGCGGTAGTTATAGACCACATAGCGGTCCACCTCGGTCGATCCAGACGACGGGTAGTGCCACCACACCTCGCCCCAGAGCGAGTTATGCCAGCCGGTCACCTTGCTGATCTGCGTCCGGTTCAGGTCCGAGAACACATAGTCCGACACATCGCACGGCACCGCATCGACGTAGCCGTTGTAGCCCCAGAAGCCGTTGACGCCGAACCAGAAGACCTGTCCGTTCGCCGCCACGACCGCCGCGCCCTTGGACGCCACGCCGCACCCGGTCTCAAGCCGCTCGAATGAATAGACCAGCGGCAGGCCAACGAAGGTCGCCCGGTGAACGTCCGTGTCGGTCCACAGCAGATAAGCCCCCTGGACCCTCTTGCCGCACTTCAGCCCGCCGTTCGTCTGGAGCCGCTTTCCGCCCGCCAGATTGGTGGACGAGGGCGTCCAGTCGGTATTGTCCTCGGCGTCGCACCAGTCCAACGCGCGGGGGTCGCCGTTGGCTGCGAGCGCGAACATGATGCGCTCGTCCGTCACCAGAATGGCCTCGGCGGTCGGCGCGTTGGTGATTGGCGCGGCAACGGTCGAGGTGTCCAGTTGCCACTCGTAGATCGTGGAGCCGATGGTGCCGACAAGGTATTGGCCCCAGTTGTCGAGGGACCACACCGCTGCCGGGATGACGTTTGACGAGTCCAGCCGGGGCGTCCCATACAGGCCCAGCCCGTAACCGCCCTCTCCGTAACCGCCGCCGATGAAGGCATCCGCCAGACCAGCCGTGAAGCCGGTTGTCGGGGTGATGTCGCTCACCGCACCCGAGCGCGAGACGGCGTAGAGCTTCGAGTGCGTCCCCACGCCGGTCCAGTTGGTGTTCGTATCCGCCAGCCACGCAATGATGGCCCGCGCCTTGCCAGTCATGGCCGAGCTTGAGCGCGTGACCCAGCCACCGACCGGGCCGGACTTGCCCTCATGGAACCGCCACAGGTCGGCGTCGTAGAACCGGCCTTGCGACTGGTATTGCGTTCCGTTCCTGTAGATCCCTGGGGGGATGTCCAGCGCGATCAGGGCCATTAGAGCTTGATGACCGCGAGGGCTGCGATGTTCTTCGGCGCGGTCTCGGCCCCGCCGCTCGCTGCGGTGTCGTAGGCCGAGATTGACTCACCGCCGCCGACCGTGCCCGTGGTGGTGCCGAACTGACCGGCCTCGCCGCTTGCAGCAGGAGGCGTGACCGAGTGAACGTGCGAGGCGTAGGTGTCGGCGGCATAGGAGCCGAGACGGCGCGACGTATCCACCCCCCGGCCATCGTCCAGACCACGCAGGAACATGGCCCGCGCGTCGGGGACGGTCAGCCGCTTGTTCGCCGCGAAGTCCGTCGCCGCATCCGCGCCGCGCGTGGAGCCGGCACCCGCCGAGGTCAGGATCGGGGAATCCGTCGCGTTCAGTGCCCACAGCAGGGCAAACAGCGCCGCCGTGTCCGCATTGGCGCGCGTGGCACCCGAGGAGGCGTTGCCGATGGTGCCGCCGTTCATCTTCACCCAGCCGGACGGGGCCGACGAGTAGAGGCCGAACTTGATGTCTCCGGTGTGGACATAGTTGGCCGACAGGGTGGCGAGCGTGGCTTCCGCCGTGTTCAGGTCCGTCTCGGTCGTATTGGCCAGCGAGGCCAGCGCCACCAGATCGACACGCGCCGCCGTCCAGTTGGCATTGTTCTCGGTGCCCCAGGTATCGTAGTCGGCACCCACGGTCGGGACGTTGGTGGTCAGCGTGATCGACACAGCCATTAGAAGGCTCTCCCGGCTCTGGCGTTCAGGGTGGAGGGGTAGGCCGTGCGCTTGTCGTCCTGCTCGATGGCTTGGACAGCCTCCGCATAGGCGTTGCGGATCACTTGGCGCTCATCGTCGCGGAAATAGATCAGGGCCTGCGACAGGGCGCCGTAGAGGTAGGCGTCCGGGTGCCGCTTCAGCAGCCAGTTCGTCGCGCACTGGGCCGACAGGGCCGGGATACGCTTACGGTAGCGCAGCCGGACGGAATAGGTGCTGTCCGGCACCGGGTCGAACGAGATAACGTCCGTGACCGTGTAGCGCGTCGGCTTGCCGGTCCCGAGGGCCGAGTCGAAGGCTTCCGGGGGCGCATATTCCAGCGCCAGCGCCGGGCTTCCCTCGATCCGAAAGGACCGGACGCCCGCGAAGTCGCACGGCAGCGCCATCGTCTCGCCCGAGATCGTGTAGGTGGCCGACGCGGTCATCTCCCGCGTGTCCAGTTCGCGGTTCATCTGGGCTTCCGCCAGCGTGATGAAGTCCGCAGCCTTGGCATCCACGCCCGCCAGCCCCGCCTTGTTGAGGAAGTCAGCAACAGCGGTCTTGAGTGTGGCGTAGGAGGTCAGGGCCATTTAGATCGTCCCCTCGCGCGTCTTGAACATCCAGTTTTCGTCAAGCCAGCGCGAAAACGCCTTCTTGTCGCCCGGTGTGCCCCGCGTCGGATCGGGCAGAATCCCGCGCTTCTTCAGGTCTTCCCAGATCGTCAGAGGCAGCGTGGCCATCTTGGTGCGATGGTCGAACCCGTCGCCCCACTTGTCGCGGCCCGAAGAGAAGTGCGCCCGCTGGAGCTTGTTGAGTTCCAGGATCGCCGTCATGTCCTGCGAGGTCCGAATGGTGGACACGCCGGTCATTTCGTCGGTCTCGATGTATTGGCTGATCCCGGTCAGGGGATCGTAGTCGAGGAGCCGTTCAGACATTCATTTCCCCATGAAAAAGGGGGCAGCCGAAGCCACCCCCTTCTCAGTCGTCAGTCGTCGGTCGATCAGGAAAGATCGCGCACAACTGCCATTGCTTGTTCGTTGGAGACCTCCAGACCGGCCTCCTCGATCATGTGATACTTGTGGCTGTCGCCGGTCTTGGCCAGCTCTTCCACGAAGTAGGGACGCAGGACGCGCTTCTTGGCCTGCGAGGGGTCGATCAGGTACGCCAGATCGGTCGGCATGAAGCGGTTGGGAACCACGTTCAGATTGCCGAAATCGGACACATACACGTCCACGGCACCGATGATGGTGGCCTGTTGCGCGCCTTGAACGGCAGAGCGGATTTCCGCGATACCGGCGAAGGCCGAGGTCTCTTGCTTCTTGGCCGGGGAGACCATCAGCATCGAGACTTCGCCGCCCGAGTTATACTGGAGCAGCAGGGCAGCCTTCAGGAGCGACTCCGACCAAGCGCGGTTGGTGCCGTCCGTGCGGGCCGTGACCGGAACGCCGCCCGTGATCGTGTAGGCGGTGCCGGACGTGCCGTTGGTGTCGTTGGTGAACAGCCAAGTGTCGAGCGAGGCGGTCACGCGGGCCGTGGTGGAGTTGCCGGCCACGGCGACGTTGGTGCCGGTGAACGACAGTTCCTGGTCCCGCTTGATCTCCTTGCCGCGCTTGGCGGTCTGGTAGGCGATCTCGGACTTGCGGCCCGCCTTCTTCACCCGTTCAGCGGTCCCCGAGATGGTAAACGCCTTCTTGTAGATCTGGGTGTAGTTGACGTAGCGCGTGGTCGCGGCGACGGCCTGAGCGGCGGTGTCGTCGCCCTCGATGGTCGCGTTGGCGGCGGCAGCGGCGAGGCTGTCGGTCTGCCAGTCGAACTGCGAGTTGTCGCACGACGCCTTGCCGATGTTGGACAGGAACGGCGTGTCGGTCGGGCTGATGTTGGAGATGACATCCGAGAGGTCTTCACGGACGCCGATGAGGTCGTAGCGGTCGAAGGTGTCAGAAGGTTGGGCCATTAGCCTAGCATCCTCAGAATAGCGGCTTCAGCGTCATTGACGGAGCCTGATTGACGGAGACGTTGTTTGGCGCGCTGGAGGTCTTGAGCCTTGGACGGGGCGGCAGTTGCCGTTCCCGGCTTGGCGACCTTCCTTGCTTCGACCGTGGACCGCACCTTGCCGCTCTTGGCGACGAGATCGCGGTAGGCCATCGCATCCCGAAGGACACGGACGGCCCGGTGATCGAAAACCTCATCGAGTTCAGCATCCGAGAAGCCGATGGACTGGCCGTATTCCCGGAGCTTGGCGGTCTCGGCCTTGGCGGTGGCGGGGTCTTTCCACTCGGGGATTGCCGAGAGGAGCTTTTCCGCTTCCTGCGCCGCGAGCGATTGACGCTCACGGGCCTCTTCCTGCGCCTGTTCAGCGTTCAGCCGTTCGGCCTCAAGCGCCACGCCGCGCCGTTGTTCGGCCCACTGTTGATGCTGGAGCATCTGAGCGGACCATTCGGCAGGGTTGGAGTAGCGAAGGGACTGATCGACTCGCGGCTGATTGGCCTCGATGATCTGCTGGACGGTCTGGAGCTTGCCCAGATACTCGTCACGCGCCGCCGCAATAGCCGCCTTCTCTGCCTTGGATTCCTCGGCGAGGGCTTGCGTCTTGCGGGTATAGTCCTGCTCTCGGGAGTAGCCTTTCAGCGCCTCGTCAAGCGTCACCTGGACCTCTTCGCCCGCCACTTTGACGGTGTAGAG